TATAAAATTGTTCGGTTATTTCTTCAGGCCCACCTTCTTTAATAAGAGAAATAAGAATATCTTGAGTTTTTTCACTGTAAGGAGCAATAAGCTCTGCAAGTTTTCTAGCTCCATCATCAAGTTTTTTTTCTTCTTTAAGTTCTTCGAGTTCTTCTCTTAAAGTTTGTAGATCATTTGCATAAACATTTTGTAAATAATCTTCATCAAGTGTAGGAGCAATAAGTTCTTTTACTTTTTCAAGTATTTGTAATTCAGGATTACTTTCATATACTTCTGATAAAACCTCTGCATGAATTTGTTCCTTCATTTCCTTTAAAGCTTCAATCATTTTTGTTGCATATTGTTCCTTTAAAGTTTCACGATATTCAATGTTTTTACTTTCAAGTTCTTCTATCGCTTTTTCTTTTTCCTCTTCTACTTCTTCCATTAAAGAAGCAACAACTTCTTCTTTCCATCCTTCAAGTTTTTCTCTCAAAAGAGCTTCGTCTTCTGGTGTTAAGTCCAGATTAAGAATGTCTTTACTATCATTAGCCATTTTATAAAAATCCTCCATTAAAAAATTTTGATTAAATCAAATTGTATTGTGTAAGTAGGCGGGTTCTCTTACGAGAATGTCTTACAAATATATCTTTCCTTATACTAAAAAAAGGAGGCTTTTAACCTCCTTTTTATTATTCAATTCCCATTCTAAGATAAAAACTACTTGCAGAAGTTGTTTTAGCAGGAAATAAGAACTTTGTTATTGTTTCACCAAAATGACCTAACAATGCTATTGCAGCAATCCCAACTGCACTAAGACCTATTATTTTAAAAGCATCTTTTGCTTGTTGACTTTTTAACTTTATTAAAAGTGATTGATTGCTATTCTTAAGAGCTTTTATTTTTTGACCTGCTTGTGCTCTATTCATTTTCTTTTCAGCAAATCCTCTTTCTATATCACCAAATTTTTTAGATAAATCCCTTAAATCTTTACTTAAAGTTTTTAAATAACTAAATTTAGCATCTTTTCCTCTATCACCAGCTCGTAGCATTTTTCTTTCTATTTTATCAGCAAATTTGTTAAGTTGATTACTTTTTTTAAAAATTTTCAATCCTTCTGTTATAACTTCATCTTCAACCATTAATTGAAAATCTTCTTCTGAATTTTCTTTTAAGCCAACACAAAAGAATTTTTTATTTTGATTTTTTTTATCTCTATGCCTATCATAAAGATCTTTATCTTTAAATGTTTTTCCACATAAGCTACAAGAATAGTAAGCTTTATCTGAATCTTCTTCTTTTAGATAAAACTTTTCTTTTTTCATTACGCCAGAATCATAGAGAATTCTATTTTTAATATCGCCCATTTATTTATTTCTCCTTATAAGCCAAAGACATCTTCCCAAACTTTTCTAAAATTTATTGTAGATCCAAGAATTATATTATGCTCTTCTTCTTCTTTTACATAAGTTGGAAAAGATTCTTGAGATGGATCAAATACTATATCTATAGCCTTCATTCTATATCCTGGTTTTACTGAAACATATCCAGTTCCTTCTCTTACAAGAGGTCCAGAATAAGGCTCAACAGATCCAACTCCTCTAGTAGATACCCCAAGTCTAACTTTTGCTTCCATAAGTTCTCTAAGAGTTCTTCCAGGTTCTGTATTTAATGCTTCTGCTTCTCCAAGAACAGCACCATCTGGAGCAATAGAAAGCCTTGTTATTACATGAGATATGCCTTTAACATTTATTTTTGGGCTTGGTGGATGATCTAATTCTCCAACCAATCCTCTATTAGTAATTACATCATTTATAGAATTAATAGCTTCTTCCATAACTTCTCTAGTATAAATTCTTTTGTTTTTATTTGGATGATTTACACGAGAAAATATTCCTCTCAAATAATACTTTCCTTCATTACCATTTGAGTCTTCGAATAGCTCATATTTTTCTATAAAATTAAAATCTTCAAGAAACATTTGTTCCATTTATTTGCCCCACTTACTTCTTATTTTCATTTCTAAAAAAAGGGTAAAATCTTCTTTCACATATTCTTTTTTTGTAAAATCTTTTTCTTTAATAGAAGTTGTATTATTAATACCTTCCATTTTTTTTATAACATCAGAAATTTTCATCTACTTCTCCATTAAAGAGTTAATATAGAAATGGCTTCTTTTACTACATCAGGTCTAGTTCCTTCTTCTTCACCTTTTCCTATTCTTTCAATTAATTTTTCTAATTTGTTTTTTATATCTTCATCTTCAACTTTTTCGGCAATTTTCTTAAGTTCAGAAGAAATTTTCTTCATATCAATTGGCTCAACTTCTGGTGCCTTATCTTCTTTCTCTCCATCTTCTTTCTCTCCATCTTCTTTGCTTGTATCTTCTTCACCAGATATATCATCTTCTTCTCCAGCTTCTGCCAAATAAGATTCTTTCATTTCAGATAGATCAAATTGCTCAAATAAAAGGTCAATTCCTTTAAGAAGAATGCTCATTTCTTCTCTTACTTCTTTCTTTGAAGAGAGAATTGTTTTTCCAAAAAGAGTTTTTCTATCAGCAGAATCTAAATAGAATATTTGAGGAAAATCTTCTAGTAAAGATTTGAATTTTTCAGTTCCTTCTTCTACATCTTCTATAAGAGTTTCTGAAGCATCTTCAAATGCTTCTTTAAAATCTGCTCTTTTCCAAAGATCCGTTGCTTTTTCTACTGCTGTAGCGTTTACAATCTTTCTTGCTTCAGTTTCTACTAAAGAAACTTCTATTGGTCTTTTCCAGTCAAACATTTTAATTTCTGTTAATGGGTGAGTTGATAATCTTTTTTCATAACTTTCAAAGAATTTTTCTTTTCTTAATTCTTCTATTGCATCTTCATCAATAAGATTTTTTATCTTTGAATAGTCAATTACTTCTGAGAAATCTTTTGTACTCATAGATTCATTAATAAGATCATTAATATAGCGTTCTTGATCTAGAACATGTTCTTTATAAGAATCAGCTAAATCAATAGCAGAGCCATCTTCATCATCAAAAAATTCATAAATTTTTTCTTTAAATTCATCTGTTTCATGCTTTAATTCTACTGGTTCAAAATTTTCAATTTTTAATCTAAGAACTTTTGGATCAAAATTGTAATCTGCAATATAAAATTGTCCTTCTTCGTGATCTAAAAGAATGAGCGAATCTTCAAACATGTTAATTAAAACAGCGTTAGAAGAGGTGTTCACTAAAGAACTTATTACTTTTTGCAAACTATCATTTGAGTATAAATTTAAATTCTCAAATTGTTTTAGCGTAAATTCTGCCATGGTTTATCCTCCAATATATTTTTCAACTTTTCTTTTAAATAGTTTTGCCGTTCCATCTGCTAAACTATCAAGTGTAAGAATTACTAAACTTTCATCGTTATCATAATATTTTTTTCTTATATCTTCTTTAAGAGATAAGTTCTTACACTTTGCGACTTTGCCATCTGTTTTTATAACTTGAACAAAGTCTCCTCTTGATACATTCTTAAAAAAATTTATCAATTTATTTTCTTCTTTTATAAAAAGATTTTTATCTCTTTTTGAAACAGCTAAAGGCTTTGTAAAAACCTTCCCATCAAATGAGATGTTTCTTTTTATTTTTGGAATTTCACTATCTGGATAGATAGATTTTTGAATTTCAAAGATCTGATTTTTTTCGAAGCTAGGAAATTTTTCTTTTAATTCTTCAAGTAGAGTATTTATTGTATAAGTCGATCTTCTTTTTTCCATTCACTTCTCTCTTATCTTTCCATGTAATAGAAACTAGCTCATTAAAACAACAATTGAACCTTCTTTATATTCACCAGCAACTTCTTTAGTTTTAGTATCAATAGTTACAACGCCTTCCCAAATATTAACATTTCTTTTTATTTTACCATTAACTTCAAAATTAAGTCCACCAAGTTCATTTACTATAAATAATCTTTTAATATTATTAGTTTCTGGTTTTTTATTTATATCTCTATGGTATACTTCACTTAATTGATCAGCAATTTGAGATAAATCAAATTTCATATTATTTTTCTTTTCTTGTTCTTTTATAAAGTTAAGTATTTTACCAAAGTCCTCTTTATTTTCTACAATAAATTCTCTTCCAAGAAGATTTATCATAGTTGAAGCAGCAAGTTCTGCTGGTTGAGTTTCTCCTGTGGTTGCTGTTTCTCCAGGTGGTGCTTCTGTTCCTAAATTAGGAATTTCCTCTTCTCCAGGTGGTAGTGCTCCTCCCTCTAATCCAGATGGTAGTGCTCCTCCACCTATTCCTGGAGCCATTCCTTCTGGTGGTTGACCTTGAGCTTCAATGCTTTTATATAATTCTATATCTGCTATTTCTGCATCTGACATTTTTAATACATTTTTTAGCATCCATCTATTACTAAATATACTAAGTTGTTGAATATTTGAAAGAAGAGAAATTTTTTGTCCCATTAAATCTATTTCAGTAACTTCTTTTATATTAGATGGAGGAGTTAATTCTATTTCAAAATCATTTAAATCTTCTTTTTTATATCCAGCAAAAAATAATTCAAGTGCTGCTATTTTATTTAATCCTCTTATTATTTGTGATTGAATTCTTTCTATAAAACGAGAAAATTTTATATCTAATTGTGCTAAACTTCCTCTACTTCTATCCGTTTCATCACCAAGATAAGCAGGAGGAATATTCATTGTTTTTAATATTTTATCTCTAAAATATTTCATATCATCTATATTATGTAAAGCTTCTCCACCTTGTAGTGTATCTATTCTTGTTCCTTGTGATCCTTCTCTTACTGGAACAAATATATCATTTGTTATAGACAACATTCTAGATCTTTTGTTAAGATTTCCATCTTCATCTATGAATGATTGTGTTCTATAAGAATTTTTAACTTTTTCTAAAAATCTTTTTGCTTCTATTCTATTAAGATTTCCAACATCTATATAGAATACTCTTCTTTCTGGCGCTCTTGATAATCTATAAACAAGCATTACATCTTCAAGAAGATTAAGCCTTCTATATGTTCTTAATCCAGAATATAATAAACTTGAACCATAAGGAAGAAATTGCTTGTTTTCTATTTTAAAATGGATTATTTGCCAAGGTTGTAATTTGTATATAATTTCTTGGTCAGTTCTATTAGCTTCTATAGAAGGTGGGGACGCTCCACCTGGGTCTAATAAAGATTTTGCTTTATATAAATAATAAGCAAGTCTACCATTTTTTTCTATTCTTTCTACTTTTTCTGGTTCTAAATATCTTAAGAAAATAATATTTTTAGGTTTTTTATAATCATTGACAACAACTTCATAAAAGTTATCACCCATTTTACAAGTTTCAAATATTGTAGACCAAAGTTCATTATTCATATCAAGTTTATCAATAAACAATTCTTCAAGCTTTACTTTTAAATCCTCATTATCTGAATAAATTTTTATAGCATTACCTTCTTGATTAATTTGAGATGAATCATCTGCAACTATTTCAAGAGCGCGATGGATAAATTCTGTAGTATCCATTTCTCTATAATAATCATAACGCATTCTTCTATCTCTTGTTCTATCATCTTCTTTTTTATCGAATAAGCTAAAACCGAGTTCGCTCATTCCATCTTGAGTAGAGTAAATATCATCATTATTGCCTTTAACTTTTTCTGGTTCTATTTCAGATTTTAAATCTGATTTTAAATCATCTTGTTGGTTTATTAACCTTTGAATAGCTTCAGGTTGTCCTGGTTTTATAATTATTTCTTTGCCATTAACAATCATTTTATACCTCAGTTTCATAATCAGTTAAATATTTTTTTAACCAATCTTCTTTATCTGTTAGTTGTGTTTTAATCCATTCTCCAAGAACTATTTTTCCACGATAAGATTTTCCATAACTAAAAATATAATTTTTATCATCGTGTTCTTCTGAATAAGGAAATTTTAATCTTCTAGCGGCATCTGCATGTAATAATTTATAATCAAATACATAAAGTTTTTTATTATTTCTATCTATTATGATTCTTAATTGACCAAGTTCATTTAATTCTTTTGGAGTAGGATTAACAAATATATCAAAAGTTTTTCCTTTAGATTCTCTTCCATATCTAGATGTTATTGTATCTACCCATTCTTCTTTAACAGTTATAAGATTTATAAAATATTTATTAAGCCATTCTTTTTCTTCTGGTTTAGATTTAAGTATTTTTAATAATTCACTTAATTTAATTAGTTTTCCATTTTTTATCTTGCTTATTCCAAAGTAATAAGGAAAATATTTATTTGGGTTATATGGAATTTTTAATTTATCTGCTGCGATTTTATGTAATAAAAAATGATCGAATACATAAATCTTTTTATTTTTCCAATCTACTATAAATCTTACAAAATCTTCAAGTTCGCTTAATTCTTTTGGAGTAGGATTAACAAATATATCAAAAAGTTTTCCTTTAGATGTTTTTATTGAATCTACCCATTCTTCTTTTAAATTTCTACTTATTCTTTCAATAGTTTTTTGCGCAACATTATATCTTTTATCAATATTTTTATTAACTATATTTCCTACTTTTTTATTATGGCTTCTTTCGTATTTTCCGCCTCTAGATAATTTAGTTTCTTTTCTTTTCATCCATTGTTCGTATCTATCCATAGGGTCTTTTAATTCATCACCTTCATTACTATTAATCATCTTTTTTTTGAGTCTTAATGTTTTTTTATTTAGATATTTCATTTTTTCCCTATTATCCAGCTATACTCTTCAGAACTCATTCCATGTCTTGACCTTATATAATCATCTTCTTCTTCATCACTAAAAAATACATCAAGAACTTCATTTTCATTCTCGTTTAAATTATCTTTACTATCATATTCTATAATTTGTCCATCATCTTTAATTAAAAAAGATTCTCCTGCATTTTCTACTTTATTTCTTAAAAATATTGCTAGACCCATAGCAATTAATGTATCATCATGAGCACTTGAAGTATGAATTGGTTTTGAGCCATCCCAAACCCAAGTAGACATTTCAAGATGAAATCGTTTAGAATATATTTTAAATTCTTCCCATAATTCATCTACTACTAGCCAATCTATTAACTCATTAGTAAGAAGTTTTCTTGTTTTCGTATCTGTAATCCATCCAGTCATACGACTAATATTGTTTCTAGTTTTTAATTGTTTAAAAACATTTTGGTAAGGTTCATTATCATGATAATATACTTCATTAAATACTGCTTCACCGATACTATTACATTCTATTGCTACAAATGCTTGATTATAATAATTAGCTGCTAATTTTATAAATCTACCAAATAATTTAGTAGAAATATATCCTTTATATTCTGCTACTTGTTCATATGATTCTACATCCATTATTTGAAAAGATGATGAATCTTTTCCTGTTCCGGTAGAAACATCAACGCCCATTATATATCTATGTTTAGGTACAGGATTTTTCCATATCCAAAGTCCATCTATTTTTATATTTCCTAATTTTCCTTTTGTTTTTGGTTCTTGAGTTCTTTCTAAAACTCTTATTAAAACATCGTCATTAAATACTGCATGTTCTCCTACAATAAAACTATGTAATACTTCTTGTTTATAAAGTATTTCTTGAAGGTCTTCCATTTGTTTTTTAAGCCAAGCATTATCTCTCCATTGTTCTTCTGCTATTGGATCAAAAAATCTTTTATATCTAGATTTTATTTCTGGTTTATGATAATAATTTTCTCTTATAGCTTCTGCTAATTTACTATTGTATCCTTTTTTAGCTCCAGGTGTATCTGTAGAATCTGGAATTTCCCACCAATCTATAGAAATAAATTTAGAGTTTTCCTCCATTTCTGATTTAGCTGATAATACTTGTTCGTAATAATAAGCACCAGGACCGGCAACTCCATTAGGAGTAGAGATTATTATAAATTGACCACCTGTTCTTGAAAGAGTTGGTTGAGCAGCAGCAACAATACCGCGAACCATTCGTTCTGAGCGATAATGCGCAGCTTCATCTAAAACTAATAAGGAAAGAGAATCGGATCGCCCTGCGTTCTCTGACTGGCTCTCAGAGACAATTCTGCTACCATTTGCAAATTCTAATTCTTGGCTGTTGTCTTTTGTTATTGTTGTTTTTAAAAAGTGTGGAAGCCTATCAAGTGTTGGGTCCATTTTAGAAACAAATGCTTGTGCCTTTAATTGTTTTAAACTTACAACATCTATTGCTTCTGATTCTTTAAAGTTAGCTCTCCATAAACAATAAAGAGAAGTAAGAGTAGAAACCCCGCACTGGCGCACCTTATCTACTACTACTTTTTGATAAAGAATAATTTCTTTTAAAAGTTCTTCTTGAAAATAATATAAATTAAAAGGTATAACACCTTGGCCTGGAAGATTTATCCAAGCATAACTTGCTATAAAATAATAAGGAGATAAACTACATAAATATTTTTCAACTCCTGTATCTACTAATTCAGTTTTTCCATTAGTATATTGTGTTTGAGCAAATTGTTCTGAAGCCATAGAAACAGCATCTTCTGTAGTAATTGGTATTTGATATTTTTTTATTTTATCTTTTATACTTTTTAAAAATTCTAATGTGGTATCTTTCATGTATAGATTTTATCTTTCCTTATAAGTTGACTAAAATTACTATTTATAGTATAATATATGTATGCAAATAGAAGAAATGTTATTTATTATAAAAAA